TTCGCGTTAAAGGTTATAGCAATGTTTCTACATCTGGTATTCTTTTACCCGGTGCCATCTCTCAAAATGTTGGTAACTTAACAAATAGACCGCTGCTTAATGAATTTAATGGACCTTATGAAATCTTGGATTCTGCAGCCACTGGCACTGAAAAGTGGACATTTAGAAATTTAAGTGCTAATTCGCTTAACATCGTAAGTGTTATTGAAACTACAAATTCTTTGAGTACCAATAGCAATACTCATATGAATGTTCAGTTTTTCCATGCTAATACACCAAACGTGCTTAATGTAAATGATTCTGTTCTTTGGTATGCAAATGTCAAACCATTAATTGAGTTTCCAAATGTTTCTACATTCTTGGTGACAACCGAAGATGGTCAAGAAAGAATTATAACTATTGGTATTGATCGTGGTTTAGTTGATGATTCAAACAGTTTTAATGAGGTGCTTAATAGCAATCCTGATATTATAGTGACTAATTCGCCGTTTGCCATTCGTGTGTTTGGCGCTAAACCAAATACAGCATACACTTATTCAGGACCTAACATTTCCGGCACAGGATTTGTTTTGGCTAATGGTAATTCATTGGTTGCTAACACCACAATTACAAATACTGGTTCTTACACTTACACAGTTGATTTTGGTGGAACTAATCATAGAAGAACATTGACCAAAGTTATCACCTCTTAAAGCGGCATAAATAGACGATGGCTACAGTCACATCACACATTGCTCGTCAATTTAAAGACTTGGATTTAAATTTTACAATTCATCCGCTTAAAAAAGACATCAATAAAAATTTAGATCAAATTGCTGTAATTAATGCAATTAAAAATTTGGTGTTGACAAGTCACTACGAAAAACCTTTTAATCCTGATTATGGTTCCAATGTTCGCAAACTTTTATTTGAAACTGTGGATATTATTACTGCCTCTGCGATTGAAAGAGAAATACAACAAACAATTCAAAATTTTGAACCAAGAGTTAACATTATAAGTATTTCTGTAATCCCAGATTTGGACAACAATGGTTTTAGCGTTCAAATGTATTTCTTTATTGTGAATCAAACAGAACCAGTATCAATAAGTTTTTTACTAGAGAGAACACGATAAATGGCAACAAATCGTTTAACAGTCACAGACCTAGATTTTGATACAATTAAAACAAATCTAAAAACTTACTTACAAGATCAAGCAGAATTTACAGATTATGATTTTGAAGCTGCTGGTCTTAATGTTCTTTTAGATATTTTGGCATATAATACACATTATAATGCCTACTATTTAAACATGGTTGCTAATGAAGCGTTTCTTGATACTGCTGTTCTTCGCAGCTCGGTCGTATCACATGCTAAAACATTAGGTTATACTCCACGATCAACAACATCGCCTAGAGCTATCATAAACTTAGAAATACCCACTGGCTCAAACACGGCAGATTCATTAACACTTCCTCGTGGTTTTAATTTTAGAACAAATTTACTAGAAAATTCTGTTTATAATTACACTCTTCTTGATGATGTTACAGTTGATAAAGTTGATGAAGATTTTGTTTTTAGAAATTTAGAAATTTATGAGGGCGACTTAATTAGCTATGACTACACATACAATTCTACAACAAATCCAAAAGCCGTTTTTCCAATACCTGACGCAAATGTAGATACAACAACCATTGTTGTTACTGTGCAAACTTCGTCTAGTAATTTGTCATTTGATACGTATACATTATCAACAGATTCTTTGGAAGTTACTTCTAATTCAAAAGTTTTCTTTTTGCAAGAAAGTCAAAATGGAAAATTTGAAATTTATTTTGGTGATGATTACCTTGGTAAAAAATTAAAAAATGGTAACATTATTAATATGAGTTTTTTGGTAACAAATGGGTCCATTTCTAATAAATCAAATAATTTTACGGCAACTTCTTCAATTAGCCCATATACCGTATATACAATTACTCCTATATCAGAATCTGCTGGTGGTTCAGAAAAAGAAACTGCTGATAGTATTAAATTAAATTCAACATTACAATACGCCACACAAAATCGTTTGGTAACTACAAAAGATTATGAAAGTTATATTAAAAAAGTTTATGGTGCGGTAGACTCCATTTCGGTGTGGGGTGGTCAAGATGAAATTCCACCAGTTTATGGTAAAGTATTAATTTCCATCAAACCAAAAACAAATTATTATCTAACTGAAGCCGAAAAAACAAGAATTATTGAAGAAATCGTAAAACCAAAATCAATTGTTGCTGTAGATGCTGAAATACGTGATCCAGAATTTTTGTTCTTAAAAGTCGTTAATAAAATTTTGTTAGATCGTAAAAAAACTACGCTTAACGATGAGCAGCTTAAAAATCTTATTCGAATAGCGATTTTTGATTATTCGAACTTAAATTTAAATAAATTTAATTCAACATTTGTGCTTTCTAAATTGCAAGATAAAATTGACGCTGTTAATTTAGATGCAATTATTGGTTCAGAAACTACTCTTAGATTAGAAAAACGATTTGAACCAGACTTAAATAATTCAAAATCTTATGAAATTAAATTTGACGCTAAACTTCATCGTGGTACAATTTTAAATCGTCTTGTTTCTTCACAGTTTACAGTCAATGATTCTTTAGGCACAACAAGAACTGCAATTATTGAAGAAATACCAGAATCATACACCGGTATTTCATCGATTGAAGTAACTAATGCTGGTTATGGTTATATTTCTGCACCTACTGTAACGATTACTGGCGATGGTTCTGGTGCTAAAGGTGTAGCAACTATTGTTAATGGAAAAGTAATATCTGTAACAATTACTAATAGAGGCATCAACTATAGTAAAGCAGTTATTACGTTTACTGGTGGTGATGGTTATGGTGCAGCTGCAGATGCTGTTTTAGATGGCCGTTTTGGCACACTTAGAACAGTTTTTTTTAATGCTCTTGCTGAACGACAAACAATTAACTCCAACGCTGGAACAATAGACTACAATACAGGCGTTGTAACAATTAGTGATTTAAGAATTTTATCTGTTTTAACCTCTGATGGAGATGTTCGCATAAACATTGAATCTGAAGACGGTATTATTTCATCAGTTCGAAGCACAATTATTACAATTGATGAGGAAGATTCTACTTCAGTAGTAACAGAGATAACTGCTATATAAAATGGACAATAAAACTTCTATTTTAGTTAGCGGACAAGTACCTGAGTTTGTTCGTGAAGAGTATCCTTTATTTGTTACTTTTTTGAAAGCTTATTATGAGTTTTTGGAGAACAAACAAGGTGTAAACAAAAATGATTTGGTAACACAAGCCAAAAGTTTAAAAACAGTTTTTGATATTGACCAATCAATTGATGATTTTGAAAAACACTTTTTTAACACATATGCTTCTTTAGTACCAATTAATATTCAAGGAAATAAAGAATTATTAATTAAAAATATTTTGTCGCTTTATCAATCAAAAGGATCAGAAAACTCTTTTAAATTATTATTTCGTTTTCTTTTTGGCGAAGAACCTGAAATATTTTATCCAAAAGATAATATTCTTAGGGCCTCTGGTGGTAAATGGAAAATAGACAAATCAATTAAAGTATCAAAAAATATTTCATCTTTTTATACCGCTGACGGAACAACAAAAGAATTTACAATTATTTCTAAACTAGATTCTGCTGGTTTAGATGTTTATTTGGATGATGTTTTAACTACTAGTGGTTTTAAAATACTAAAAGAATACAATTTAATTGTGTTCGATAGCAATTTAGCTGCAAACACAGAATTAGAGATATTTTATGATTCTGTAGGTCGTGAAATTTTTAATAATAGAAAAGTCACTGGTTTATCTTCTGGCGCTACAACCATTATTGAAAAAACTTTTCAAAGAAACTTAAACAATAGAGAAGTGCTAGAACTATTCATTGATGATAAAACAACAGTTGGTGATTTTGAAGCCGGCGAAGTTATAGAAACAGATGTTTTTATTGACGAAACTTTGATCAATGTTCGTTTAAGAACAGTTTCCGAATTAAATTCAATTACTGTTACAAACTCAGGTTCTGGTTATAATGTTGGAGATCCTGTAATTATTACTGCTCCGAGATCATTGAGAGCTCCGCAAGCAGTAGTTTCAAGTGTTTTCAAAGGTAGTATAGAAAATATAGTAATTATTAATGGAGGCGCAGGATTTACTGTTGGTTCACCAATAAGTGCTGATGGCTTTGGTCCACCATTTGTTAATATTGACATAAATTCTGTTCTATTAACTTCTTCAAATTCAGCTAATAGTTTTAGAATTTATTCGGATATTATTTCAGATATTGATCCAGCAAACACTTATATAAACACTGGTTCTTATGGACTTAGTGGACCATCATCTGGTAATTCTAATTCTATTATAAGATATACTTTTTCAAACACTTCATTTTCAAATATTGGTGAAATTATTGGTGTACAAATAAATTCAACACAAATAAATTTTGCAACGCCTCCAGTTTTAAATGCTCAAGCAGCCAGTGTGTTAATTGCAAATATTGGATCAACACTATCAAATACAACAATTTTTATTGATGGTTTTGGCTCTCTTGGAAAAACTGTAATTCATAACGGCGGCACTGGTTATAATTTACGTGATCAACTTGTTTTTACAAATCCAACCGGCGGCATTGGTTTAGGTGCTGCAGCTGAAGTTACACAAGTCGCTGCAAATGGAGCTATTGAAAAAATAGAATTTGTGCCAACAAAAATAAATGGTACAGCAAATATTTTCAGTGGAAACACAAGTGTAGTAGGAACAGGAACTTCTTTTGATACAGAACTTTTAGTTGGCGATCAAATAATGGTAAATGGTGAAATAAAATTGGTCAATACAATAACATCGAATGTTTTGTTCAGTGTTAATAGTGCTTTTTCTGCAAATTCAACTGATAAATTTGTTCGTGTTTTTGGAATACATTTAGTTGGAGGACAACTCTATACACAAAACACTTTGCCAACTGTAAGTGTTACTTCAGCTGGTGGTTCAAATGCAAATGTTCAAGTTGTTGCAATCATGGGTGATGGCGAACAATTCACATCGTCTTTAGGCGATCCTTTTGGTGGTATTCAATCAATTTCAATTATTGATTCGGGTGATGGTTTGCGTTCAGTTCCAGAGTTAGATTTATCGGACTTTGGTGACGGTTTAGCAACAGCTGAAGCAACTTTAATACCCACAGTTGAAACTTTTGCTGGTCGATTTGAAAATCAAGATGGCATTATTTCTTCTTCATATACAAAATTGCAAGGAAAAGATTATTACATTGATTACTCTTATGTAATCTCTTCAAGTGTTCAGTTTTCAAAATATAAACAAGTGTTAAAAGAACTTTTGCACCCTGCAGGCCTAATTGCCTATGCTGAGGTAAAAAGAACAGATGAGATAACAACACAACGAGCTACCGTTGTTTCCGAAATAACTCAGGAAGCAGCATAAATAATAGATTATGCCAACATATACGAAAAAAACATCCAATTATACAGCAGTTAATGGCGACTATTTAATTGGTGATACTTCCGGCGGCTCCTTTACGATAACATTGCCAGCATCTCCGGTTGTTGGATCTTATGTGGTAATTGTTGACGGAGCAGATTGGTCAAACAATAATTTGACAATCAATCGAAACGGATCAACAATTGAAAACTTAGCACAAAACTTAATATTTGACATTAAGGGTGTAAAAGTTGAATTAATATATGATGGAGATACATGGGAAATATTTGTTGCTGAAGCGCCAGTTGAACCCGAAGGCACATCTTACACTTCGAAAAAAATACGATTTAACAATGCTGAACAATTTAAAGAAGCATTTACTGAAACAGAAGCTTCTGTTGGATATATTTACATTTCAAAACATATTCCTTGGGCTAATGAAGCGGATCCAAGCATAATTACAGATACAGTTTCAAATGAAAAATACATTTGGGACAACATGATTGCTGCCAAAAAAGTTACTGGAAATGATTTAGAGTTTGTAATTCCAAGACTTGATTGGGTTGGAAATGTAAAGTATATGCAATATGATGATACTTTAACATTACAAACACTTCTAACATCAAATGTTACTTCAAATTTATATGCGATGTATGCATTTAATTCTGAAAGAAATGTATATAAGTGTTTGTCAAATAATCTTAGTTCAAATTCTACTGTCGAACCTTTAGGTACAAATTTAGGTGCTAAAGGCATTATACAAACTGCTGATGGTTATTTGTGGAAATATCTTTATAATATTGAAGCTTCAAATAAATTTTTAGCAAATAATTGGTTGCCAGCACCAACATCTATTACTCAATTAGATTATGATGGTAGTGCAAATGCTGCAATTGATGGTGAAATAACAACAATTGTTGTGACAGAAGCTGGTAATAATTATTACAACAGCAATATCAATGTAAGCTCATTTTCAACATCTTGCACAGTTT